TCCGGCGAGGTCCAGGCAACCAGCCTCCGATCCGGTGTTGCTGGTTCCCAGGGGACCGCACAGAACTACTACGAAAATATTTTCGGCGCCTCGGTCAAGGTCATGAAGACTGGCGACGAGTTCGAGCAGTTCAGCGCTGACCGCCCCAACGTCAATATGCGTGAGTACTGGCGCAGCCTCACCGAGAAGGTGTGCGCCGGCGTCGGTATTCCTTACGTCCTGGTCTTCCCAGAGTCGATGCAGGGCACCGTCTACCGGGGCTCACTCGATATGTCTTCGGTGTGGTTCCGCAGCCGTCATCAGGTGATGGCCTCGGCCGCTCGACGTATCTGGGAATACGTCATGGAGTACGCCATCCGCACCGACCCGACACTCAGAGACAGCCCCGACGACTGGTACGAGGTCGCCATCCAGGCGCCCCGGGCCCCTAACGTCGACGTCGGTCGCAACTCTGCCGCCCAGCTAAACGAGCTTGGTGCCGGCATTACGACCTATGACGAGATCTACGGAGCCCGAGGCATCGACTGGCGATCCGCCCTGGAGGCCAAGGCCCAACAAGCCCGGTACATCCAAGACCTGGCGGTCAAATACGGCCTCGATGTCTCCCAGATCTCGACCGCGCAAAAGCAGCCGATAGCACCGGAGCCGGCCGCGGCCGCTCTCGAGCAGCCTCCTTCCGAAGAAATGCCCGAGCCGATCCCGGCCGAGCCCATCGAAGAGGTGGTTGCGGTGATCGAGCCCAAGAAGCGGAAAACCAGAGCCAAGAAAACCGAATGACTAAAGTTACCAACTGGCTTTCCTACAGCCCCCGAGCCTCGGTCCATGAGCCGGCGGTGCTCCAGATTTTCGACCAGATCGGTGAAGACTGGTTCGGTGGTTCAGGCATTTCTGCTAAGGCATTCTCCGATGCTCTGCAGTCTGTAGGCCCCGGCCCCCTGGTGGTCGAGATCAACAGCCCTGGCGGTAACGTCTGGGACGGCCTAGCGATCTACAATATGCTGCGAGGCCGGCAGGCGCCGGTGACAACCCGGGTGGTCGGTATCGCTGCCTCGATTGCTTCCGTCATAGCTCTTGCAGGTGACAGCATCGAGATGGCCGAGGCCTCGCTGTTTATGATCCATGACCCGTCTGGAATGGTGGCAGGCACCTCAGACGATATGCGGAAGATGGCCAACGCCCTCGACCAGCACGCGGAGATCCTGGCCGGCATCTACACCAAGCGCACCGGCAAGACCTCAGCTCAGATCCGCGCGGCAATGACCGCGGAAACATGGTTCACCGCCCAGGAGGCCATCCAGTTCGGTCTGGCCGACAAGACCACCGAGCAGCTCGCCATGGCCGCCTGCTGGCATCCTCGGGCCGTCACCAAGACCGCCCCTGAGACCGTCCGAAGCAACCTCCGGCGAGGCCTCGAGCAGTATGCCGAAGGCCTGGCCGGTGATGGCCTCGAGAAGCAGACCGTCCTGGACGCCGAGGCCCTAGTGGCCGGTGAGGCGCCCACCGAGGACAAGGTTAGAACAGCTAACGCCTGGTGGGGACGCAACGAGCGCTTCCTCGAGGCCGAAGCCAACACCCCTGCCGACGTGGCTGCCAACCTCTGGGGAGGTGCCGCCGGACGTGACTGGTTCAAGGCACTCTATGCCCAGCTCGAAGTCGAGGAGGGCAAAACCACAGACAACAAACTTTCGACCGGCAGCACTAACGCTGCCGACGATGGCGCGACAACCGCGCCGACATCACAGCAGACACCACACAACATGACTGATTCCAACACCGTGGTGGCGGCCGCTCCTAGTGCGCCGACCGCCCTCGACATCGACGCCATCGTCGCCAAGGCCGTGGCCGCTGCCATCAGCGCCAAGACCATCACCGCCGCCCCTGCACCGGAGCCCGTCGCCCCGGTTCGCATCGAGAACCTCGGCAATGCACTGCTCGAGAAGCATCGAGGCTTTCAGGCCGGTGCTGACCGCCGCAAGTTCCTGGTGGCCAACCACTCCGAGCTGTTGCGCCAGAGCGCCATCCACGCCCCCCAGAACGCCAACACGTTCGCCTCCGGCCTGGTTGTCGATTATCTCGCCGACGCAGTGATCACCGTGGCCGCCACTCGTTTGGCCCTGGTCTCCGCTTTCAGCCGCAACGTCGGCCTGGACAACCTCCGGCCCCGCGCCTCGGTTCAGGTCAAGAAGTACACCACCGGCACCGCTGCCCAGACCAACCCGACGTCGTGGGAAACCAACAACGATTCGACGCTGGCCGCCACCGCGGTCACCGTGAACCAGATCTCGAAGAACTTCACGGTCACCCAGCAGGAGCTTAATCAGGGCTTCATGCTTTCCGACCTGGCTGCCGGTTCTGCCGACCTGTTTGCCTACGGCATCAGCGACGTGCTGACCGCCCTGATGGTCTCGGGCAACTACGGCACCGCAGTTACTATCGGCACCGCGGCCAACTTCGACACCTCCGATCTACCTGCGATCCTCGCCCTGGCGAAGAACTACCGCAGCAAGAACCTCATCCTGGACGGTGGCCACATCGCTCGCCTCCAGTTCTCGGCTGCCACAAGCACCTTCCCTGACAGCCGCCTTGAGTTGCTGGCCAACGGCCGGTTCGGCTTCGATGTCGTCGCCGAGAACAACCGCTGGACCTCTGCCGAGACCAACACCGCTGGCTTCGTCTGCGGCCCTGATGCCATCGCCATCGCCTCCGGCCTGCCGGTCGGAATGATCGCCGGCGAGTTCCTCGAGCAACGCGCCGTGACCACCGCCAACGGCCTGAGCTGCCTGCTCTCCGTCTGGTACAGCCGCGCTTCCCGCGCTCACATGGCGTCCTACGACATCATGTTCGGCGCCGCGGCCGCGGACACGACCCAGGCCGAAGTTCTCGTGACCGCCTAAGGCTGACCCATGAGAATCGCCACAACCATCTCGGTGGACCGAAACGACAAGGCTAAGATTGTCGCCGGCCCCGAAGTCGACGCGTCACTCCAGCGCACCGCCTTCAACACCGCGACTATTCCCGAGGGAGGCAAACTGATCCTGTGGATACAGGGCAGTCTGGCACCGAAGATTCGTAAGGGTTAACAAACCAAAACTGGGAGGGTCACTGGACACGCTGGTGACCCTCCCTTTAACAAACACAATTTTATGGCCGTTCAAGCAGACATTTCGACTGAGTATTCAATGGGCCGCGAGGGCTTTGCGCTCATCACCAGCACCGCCGCTCAAACCGGAGCGTGGTCTGGTTTGATTCCCGTTGAGCCAACAGTGTTTACGTCTATCACTGGATTTGGAATATCTGGTACTTGGACCTCCAAGACCATTCCTGCTGGATTCCCGCTTGTCGGCAACATCACCGGCTTTCAAATCTCATCCGGTAGCGTTGTGGCTTTCCTCGCTCGCAGCTAATGATCTCAATCGGCATAGCACTCAATCGGTTGTTTGCCGGTCAAGCCGGTGGCACTGATGCGCCTGTGCTGCGTCGAGATGTCCTGCAAGAGGACGAGTTCTTTGTGCTGCAAGAAGACGGCACCGGAAAAATCGTCATCACCTTTGGCACTTTTGACTCTCTGTTGCGAGAAGACGCTGGTTTTCTGCAACAGGAAGACCTTTTCAAACTCGCAATCCAATCCAACTGACCTATGGCAGACTCTAAAATTACAGCACTAACGGCACTGACTGCTGCTGATCCAGTCAACGATATGTTTCCGGTAGTCGATGTATCCGATACGTCGATGGCCGCATCTGGTACGACCAAACGTATCAGCGCAAACAACATCCTCTCATCCTCGCCAACCGCGAGTGGAGCATTGACTGTCACCGGACTTGTCACCGCTGGCTCCGCTGCGATCACCGGCGATCTGACGGTGGACACGAGTACGCTGAAGGTTGATTCGACGAACAATCGGGTGGGTATTGGGACGGCGACTCCGAGTGATACGTTGTCCGTTGTTGGTGGAAATGCTAGTAATTTGCTGATTGATAACGGAGGTCAGCAATACACACAGCTTACGCTTCAACGTAATTCTGCGTTGAATAGTGGTGGCGACATCTTGATTAATGGAACCGCTGCCACGATGAACATCCGAATGCTGGCGGTTGGTTCGATGAAGCTTTACACTTCACCTACCGCCGGAAGTCCTGTAGAGCGTTATAACATCGACTCCACCGGCATCTCCACATGGTCCGTAGCTGGCACCACCGCCATGACCCTTGAAGGAGGTGGATTGGCTATCGGAAGTGCTGTGACTGGAACCAGACGGCTTGAGGTTAAGAGTGCTGGAACATCCAACACGACATTTGCTGCTCACTTTAGAGACAGTGCTGATACGCTTTTGTTTCATGTTCGCTCTGATGGTTATTTTAACACTGGACAAGGAGCTCTGTCTCCGTACAGCAATACAACTGCTAGTGCAGCGAATATGTTCGTTGATTCCAGCGGTTTCGTATACCGCTCGACTTCTTCATTGAAGTACAAGACAGATGTTAAAGATTCCATTCATGGTCTTGCTGATGTTCTTAAGCTCCGTTCAGTGACTTACAAATCTAAGAACGGTGATGACACGATATTCGGTGGTTTGATCGCTGAAGAAGTCCACGCCGCTGGATTGGCCGAGTTTGTGGCCTACGCTCCCGACAAAACTCCTGATTCGATCAATTACGGAAACATGGTTGCGCTGCTTGTCTCGGCAATCCAAGAACTCACCGCCCGCGTCCAAACCCTCGAAGCCCGCTAATTTATGACCATCCTCTGGATCATCGAACGCCTTCTCGTTAAGCCGACCGAAGGCAGCAACCCCGATGTCGTAATCACCGCCGATTGGCGATGCAACGGCACTCAGGATCAATACAGCGGCACCTGCTACGGATCCTGCTCGTTCCAACCGCCGACTGGTGAGTTCACGCCTTACGAGGATCTGACGCAGGAACAGGTCTTGAACTGGTGCTACGAGAACGGTGTCGATAAGACCGCTATCGAAGCGAACGTGACGCAGCAGATCAACGATCAGATCAATCCTCCGGTAGTGAAGCTGCCGTTGCCGTGGGTGCCGGTTATGGTTGTCGATCCTTCCGCCGTATGATCAAGATCGAACTCAGCACCGAGCAGGTTAACAGCCTCCTCCAACTCATCGACATTGCCATCAAGGCCGGTGGCTACCAGAACGCCAAGGTGGGCGTCCCTTTGGCCGACATCATCCTCTCAGCCGCACAGCCTAAATCCGAGTAATGGATCCAACGAACAGCAGCACCAGCCCTGGACTAAGCCTCGCAGCAGCGGCAGGTGCCACCGCTGTTTCGTTTATTCCGTGGCTTACCGACTGGGTTCAGCTTATCACTGCGCTCATTGGCTTAGCCTGCGCCATCTACGGAGCCTATAGGCTGTTCAAATCCAAATGAAAAACACGAAAACAACTCTCGCCGGTGTAGGTGCTATCCTGATTGCTATTGGAGGAGCCTTGAAGGCTGTCTTCGATAACGACCCGACAACCAACCTCGATCTGACTACCACTATTGCCGCGGTCACTGCTGGTATCGGCCTGATCTGGGCCAAGGATGCCAAGGAAGTCGAAGCTCCGAAGCCGTGAACTGGATCTACCAGATCCTTCGGGCAATCCTCGACTTCCTGCGAGCAACACCACCAACCGATGTGCAACATGGTAAAGCTCCCGAAGCCCTCAAGAGCGATCTGGCTGGCCGCATTGCTGACCTGCCTGGGCTGCCAGATGACACGGGTGGTCCTGGTCCCTTCCGGTGATCCGGTGATGCTGGCCAAGCCGGTGAAGGCCAGCGTCTATGCTTTCGATGCCGACAAGAAGCTGGTCGGGCCTTCCCGGGTGACCCTCCCGGCCGGCTGGTACGTCCTACCCAAGAAATAAAACTATGGCCCAGCAAACGATCAACATCGGCACCATCGCCAACGACAACACCGGGGACACCCTCCGCGGCGCCGGCGAGAAGATAAACGACAACTTCGACGAGCTGTATGCCGCCCTGCCGTTGGTTACACCGACGACCTGGGTGCCGACCCTCATCGACTCCGGCGGTGGCCGCACCTTCGCCATCACCACCAACACCGCCCGACACACCACCATCGGATGCGTGACCACCTTCACCGCGGACGTCACCGTCAACTCGGTGAGCGGATCCGCCACGGGCAACCTCCGGCTGTCGCTGCCTGACGCCGTGACCTACGAGGCCGCCGCCGCGGTGTGGCTGACCAACGGAACCAACCAGGCCAAGACTGCAATCATCGCCAGGCTAATCGCCGGCACCAGCTACCTCGAGCTGTCGCACTTCGAGACCGGAGCAGCCACTAGCCTGGCCGACCATCTCCAGGCCACCAGCCGGCTGATAGTCTCTGGCACTTACTTTACAACCTGATGACCACCATCGGCTCGAGTCTCCAGCAGGGCATGGCGGTGCTCCAGCAAATGCTGGGGGCGCCGATGTTCATCTGGGAAGGGACGTCGATCCGGTGCATTCCGGCTGCCGTCAACGATGCCAACGTGCCCATCTCCGGTGGGTTCCAGGACAACGTGACATCGAGGATCCTGGTCATGTTCTCCGACTGGAAGACCTGCGACAGCACCCTGGTCTCGATGGACTCAACGCTCTACACGCTCGACCAGGGCACGACCTTCTCCCGGCTGCTCAAGGAAGACGGCCTGTTCATCCTCCAGGAGAACAGCGACCGCATCGCTCTCACCTTCTGCAAGCCTCGTCCGGTGGTCGGCAGGACTCTGGTCTATCAAGGCCGCACACTCCGCATCCTGTCCTGCCGTGTGGATGCCTCCGGCGCCTACTACAACCTCGAATTGGGGGCGAAGACCAAGTGAGGCCTGTCGTTAACATGACGGTCGACTCGAGTAAGTTCGATGCTGCCATGAAGCAGTATCTGCTGACGACGAGCCGCGATCTTCACAAGGCCATCAACAGCCGGTTCTTCTACCTGATGGTCCGGCTGTTCGTCCTGGTGCCGCCCAAGAGCCCAGGACAGGAGCGCCGCAGGATCGCCGACTACCTGGGCACGCCCGTAGGTGACATCAACCGCAAGTCTAAGAAGACCGGCAAGCGGATCGGTAAATCCCGCATCCTTCGCCGGGTGCACCTCATCGCTCAGTCGAAGGAAGCCAAGGGCGGTCGCCGCGGCCTCTATGGCGAAGAAATGAAGGCAGCAGCCTCGGCCCTGATGCGGAAGGCCATTGGGTCGGTCGGCTACCTTCGATCCGGTGTGGTGAAGATGATCCGCGTCTACAACAAGGGCTTCAGCCAGTTTCAAAGCGCCAAGTGGAAGCCGCTATCTAAGCCCCCGGGCTACAAGGCACCCAAGCAGACCAATGGCGCCCTCATCTCACTGGCCAACCAGTACGGCCTCCCCCAGGAGAACGTCGCCACACACAAGGGCACCAAGGCCCGAGGGATCCAGGCTGTCCCAGGATTCAACCCGACAGCCTCGGTGGTGATGACCGCGGGTGTGGCCGACAGCCAATACAACCGGGTATCTCAAATTTACGACCAGGCCATGCAGAAGGCCATGGACGACGAGACGACCGAGATGGTCAATCACATGACCGAGGCCCTCCTGGCCAACGGTAAGGTTCTTGAAGACAACGGAATCTCGATCAAATGAACGCCGTAGCCCTAAGAGCTGAACTTGCAGTCGCCGACTATCTGGCAGCAGCCAACTGGTCGGCCTCCGGCGCCGGCACACCCACCTGCCTCACGTCCTACAGCCGCGGTCTGTACGACGACCCAGACGATCAGGACGTCATGCCCAACTTCCCGCGCCTGGTTGTCTCGACCAACTCCGCGCGGCCCGTGCAACGCACCGACCTGACTTGCGAACTGGAGATCGCTGTCGAGCTGCAACTCTCGGCAGACGACACTGACGAGGCTGCTGTTCTAACGACTGTCCAGGTGCTCGACAACCTTATCCTGCCTCTCTTTGACGACGCCGGGGCCTCTGCCCTCGATGCCGCAGCAAACGACCCCAGCGGCCCCTTTACGGCGCAATTCGCCGCCCCTCTGGACTTTGGTGCATCCTCAATCTCTAATAGGTCCAGGACGTTCACCAGGACATTCACCCTCTACTGTTCCGCAACCATCTAACACAAAACACACATGGCATTCACACATGGCAGTAAATATATCTTTGGATCACCGGCCGTCCTGGAGCTCTACGACGCCGCGGGAGCACTTGTCGTCACCGGCTACGTCTCGCCCGACATGGAATCCTACGACATCAGCCACGAGGCCGACACTGATGAAGTCCGCAACAGCAAAGGTGAGGTTGTCGGCCACATCGGCTACAACAACCGCCTGACGCTCACCGTCAACTTCATCCCGGCCAATACCACCAGCAAGGCCAACGCTCTGCTGTCTGCCGCGCTGCCTGACGTGAATGGCACCTGCATCATCTCTGGCGCTCCTGTGATCGAGGTGGGTGGTTACGCTGACGCTATTAATGCTCTGACCGGCAATCGCTGGATCTATGCCGGCGGTGGTTCCATCAAGACGACTCAGACCGGCAAGGCCACCGGAACAATCACGCTGAAGCGTTATCCTGGAATTACCGTCACCGGCGCCGCTACCGATCTCAACGCGTGAGCCAACTGGCCGCCATCCTAAACGCTACAGCCGAGCCTTGTCCCGTTGTGATGGGGCTGCGGCTGGTACCGTATTCGGTGGGGCACTCACTGGTGCTGCATCGGATGGGATCGCCGTTGGTAATTGGAGGCCATGTGGACCGGGCAAACCTGATGGAGGCCGTCCTAGTATGCTCTCAGCCTATTCAGGAATCTCTTAAGGCCATGCGGTCTCCAATTCGAGGTTTGGTCATCTGGCTGTGGGCAAAAAGAATCAAGCGTCTTTCATTTGATGCCGAATTTCAGAAATGGAATGATTGGATGGCCAGCCAATCGACAGCCCCGGAGATCCTAAGCAAGCCCGGCAAATCGAGGCAATTGTCTATGCCATGGCCTGAAAGGATGTTAGCCTGCTGCATGGACATCGGTCTGCGAGAGGATACCGTCTTGGCTATGCCAATTGGTGACGCTGAGAGGCTTGTTCTGGCTCGCGCAGAGACTCATGGAGACATTGAGCTTTGGAGCCCTAAGGACGAGGCCCTATGGCATTGGATACAGCAACAAAACACCAACAACTAACCATGGCTATCTTCTCGTTGCTCGCAAAACTCGGGCTTGATGGCACCGCGTTTGAAACAGGCTTAAAGCGATCTCAATCGCTTGCCAAAAGCATCGGCAGGGACATCTCAGGAACAGTGGCTGGTGTTTTTGCGGTCGATAAGTTAGTGGCGTTTGGAAATCAAGCGCTTGAGACTGCTGGAAAACTCCAAGACCTATCAACGCAACTCGGTGTGTCCGCCGAGTTTTTGCAGGAGATGAAGTTTGCCGCCGATATGGGCGGTTCAAGCCTTGATGAGGTCGCTGCGGCGCTTGAGAAAATCACAATTGCACGAGGAAAAGCACTTGGTGGAGATCAGGGCCTAGTCGATGCCTTCGCCCGATTCAAAGTCAGCGCTGCGGAAATCAAATCAGCAAAGATAGAAGACATCTTTCTGAAGATCGGCCGTGCATTTGAAGGTGATGCCAACCCGCAAAACCTTCTCACACCTTTCCGTGAACTGGCTGGCAAAAGCGCTGGCGCCTTGATTCCAGCCATGGCGTCGGGACTTTCGGATGCAGCAAATCAAGCCCACAGATTGGGTATGATCATGTCGACCGACGTCATAGACACCTTGGACGAGGCAAACGACCGTGTGGACATCATGCGGAAGACTATGGAAGCCGGAACCGGCTCATTTATGGCCAAGATTATTGAGCCAGCTTTTCGGCAACTTGACGCTTTGGGTGCAGGTATTCAGGGGTTCTTTGGCGCTATGTTTGCTGAAGGCCGGGCTAGTTTCCAAATCGAGAACTTCTTTCAGCAGTTTGCACAGGCCAGACGCGCAGCCCTGGACGAGATGGATGCCGAAATACAAGGCAAACGCGAGGCTAGGGACAGGCGAGCAGAGGTCAGGCGAAAAATTGAAATGACCCCCGAAGGTGAAAAACTGAAAACCGTAGCCGTTTCCGCAGCCACCGGAGACCAGCTTGCCAGGACTGGCGGCTTTACTGCTTTCCAGTCTAATATGGATAAATATTTCGGTAATGTAAGAACGCAGGCAATGGATATCCGAGACATCTCCAAGAACACTAAGAAGACGGCCGAGGCTGTTTCCCAATAACATGGCAACGATCCACCAATCGACCGAGCTGTCGGACTTTCCAGGCTACATCGAGGTCAGCCGCCGGTTCGATCAATCCGGTTCCGGCACCGGCCCGGTGTGGACAATCGAATACCGAGGTACGAAGGACGCTATCCGGCTTGCCACGCTCGGGTGGTCGAACATTGGGGCCAAGTATAGCACCGTTGAGGACGGCCCCTATGCGTCGGCAACTGTTACCTTTTCCGGGCCTACCGCGGATCCAGGTGATCCAATAGACTCAGCCGTGGTTCCGGTGGCCGGCCAAGAGTCGCCTGACATCCGCTACGAGTTCAGAACAGACTACGTCGACATCTCGCTTTTCGCTTTGCCTGCTGTGGCTGCCGAGGCTGAATCCATCGGTGACCCTGCCTTCTACAAGAAGACACTTGAAGAAACTGTTAACAACGGGCTGAAACTGACCGAAGTATCACCCTTGGGTAATCTTCCAATAGCGAGAAAAGTATTTCAGAAGCTATGCCGAGGCGAAGACTCGTTTCCATTGCCTAGAATAAGCCTTAGCCGTGTAGCAACATTCTCCGGAAGTCTCGGGCTTCCTCAAGTCCCACAAGGGATCCCGCCTGTATACACACCTTCCAGCTTTATTATTGCATGGAACCTTCCTTTTTCAGTCTACACAATGCTGCCCAATGTTCCTATTGACCCAAGAACAGGAAAAGTAATGGCTCCATTAGGAACAGCATGGGGATGGAAACAAACCAACTATTCAAGCACTCTGATTGTGAAAACAAACATGGTTGAGCAGAACATCTCTTGGACCTTCTCAGCATACGACACCGACATTTACCCATTCATTTAATACTAACTCAATAACACTATGGCAGACGAAATCCAATTAACAGCCCGGTTGTACGCCTCCAAAAACGGAGCTTTCCTACCCTCGGTCACCTACACCAAGAGCAGCACTATGGTCGGCACCGACATGGGCAGCCAGACTCAGGTCATCGGCCTGACGGTCGAGGCCCTCGATGTCCCGGTCGACGTGACCAGCCCCTACAAACTCCTGATCTCCAATCTGGACACTACCAACTATGTCGAGATGGGATTCGTGTCCGGCACCTACACGATGCGGATCCCGGCCGGCGAGACGCTGCTGATGCCCTATGTCAGCGCCACGCTCTATCTCCTGGCCAACACCTCATCGGTGACCGTACAGGCCACCTTCTGCGAAGTTTAAACCACCAACACCATGGCTAACGAAGTCGAAATGTCAGCCCGGCTGTACGCCAGCAAGGGCGGTGCTGTGATCAACTCACTGTCTTATAGCGCGATTGCCAATATGACCGGCACCGACATGGGACAGCAGACCCAGGTGGTCGGTACGACGGACGAGGCTCTGGACCTTACCGCTGACCTGGGGACGCCCTACCGCCTCCTGGTGGTCAACCTGGACCTGGTCAACCCGGTCTCTATCGGGCCTTCCTCACCGTACTCGTTTCAGGTGCCTGCCGGGCAGTTCATCCTGATCCCATGGGTCGATGCCACCATGTACGTCAAGGCCTCCAACAGCCCCGTCAAGATCTTTGCCCAGTTCTGCGAGATCTAACCAGCCATGGCCATCCAACTGCCCTCCAAACTGGCCGAGACCGGCCTTAAGGCAGATCATGCCCGGGCCATTAACCAGCTCATCGAGGCCGTTCGACGGTCCCAGCTCATCGCCGGGCCTGGCCAACGGGTCGAGCAGAACGCCAACGGCACGACCCTGAAGACCCCGGTGATGTCGACAACGGTGCAGACCTCCGAGGAGTCTTGGTTCTACTGACCATGCCCTACGCCATCGACAGAAAGGACAAGATGTTCACGGCCTACAACCTGAACGTCCTGTACAGCCGGTTCGACGCGAAATGTCGGGCAGCGTTGAATGAGATGGGTCCGCTGTGGGCGCAATCGAGATTCCAGCCCTTCGATCAATGGTCGGCGCCGTTCCCTTACGGTGTGTGGTACGTCTACCGGAACGATCCGCAGACAGCCATGCGCCTGCATGACGATGGAGGCGTGCCTGACCCGTCCATCCCTGGCATCGGCTACTACCGCGACGAGCACAGCCAACAGGCGGCCAAGATCGCCCTGTCGAAGCTGGAGAACAAGTACCTGGACACAGCCGGAGGCCAGGTCTACGTCGACCACCACAGCACATCTGGCGATCCTTTTACAGCCGACATTGGATCAATTCACTACAGCTTTGAGCTGTTACGCCGTGAGGTAGCAGGCATCCAGTACGACGTGCACCTCGGCTGGGATCCTCAGGCCGGCTCAGGCCTGACGTCCTATGTCCGCGGCAGCCTCGGGCCTTCCGACCCCACACTGCCTCCTGGTCGGATCCACAAGCACAAGCTGGCTGTCGCCGAGATCGCCATCGAGGGCCTGACCGTCTTTCGTATCCTCAACACCTACCAGCGTTACGACTGCTGGCGCGTGCACAACTGCGGCACTACCACCGTGCAGGTGTTGCTCCAGCTACCCGATGGCAGTGGCGATAGGGAGTTCGTAGGCCCAGGGCAGGTCCGAGCCTTCCGACGCCGCCAGGACGGCACCTGGGCTACGCGCTGGCCTAACGGTGGCTTCTGTTACCATTTCTTCCCGTACTTCCCTGGGGACGTGCCGTATTTCGCCGAGGGCCCACCGAGCTGGCAGGGCGCCGCCACCTCGCCATTCCTCGCCCTCGAAAGATCGGCCCAGGCCAACAACGTGGCCAATCCGTTCATCATGTTCGACTGGCTGCACACGATGGGCGCCCAGATCGACCCGACGGTGCATCACGACATCCGGCAGGTGTACCCCCAGACCTACGCCGACCCCGGCGACCACAGGCAGCAGCTCGGCGACCTGGTGTTCACCTGGGGACGCGCACAAGTCAGATACACCATCGACCCAAATGGCACCAATCCGACCTATGAGGATCGCGAAGTCAACTTCCCGGGTGTTGGGAGCTTAGTCCAAAGGCTGGAGGCGCTTGGCATTACTGTCGTCCAAAACCCGACCAGCATCACCCTCACCAGCCGCCGCGGTTACTTCCAAATCACACCCATCGACTGCAACATCTTCAACAACGGAGAGAGTCCAGTCTGGGAGATTAGCACGACACCAATAACAATTTCGACGGTCTACCCTCCATCCAGCGGCACCAGCTCATTCTGGTCTGCCGGCAATGAGGCAACGATCTTTGACAAGGCGCTGGATGTGCGCCGAAAGCTGGCTGTTGAAGCTGGATTCCTTGCCAACTACGACGACGTCCACGACATCACCGAGGATCGGGTCGGCCTACTCAAGCTTACGCCCCAGGGGCTGGCCTGTAGCGTAGGAAGCCCGATAGGCATCGACGGTAATCTGCTGATTGATTTCGAAGCCTACGCGACGTCTACACAGCTTTACGTCAAAAGCCGCAACGCGGGATATGGCGTCGGTGCATGGACCAACTTCTATTTCGAATCAAAAACCGACACGGTCCTGATTGCTCCATCGAGAAATTCAGGAGCAACATCTCCTGGGATACCGTGGCAGAATATGTTCCCCACCAAGATCGGGGACTCGATTCCAACCTCGTCGACAATCTTTCAAGGGGCCATCAATGCGGCCTACATCCCACCAGGAGGGCCTTGGGGATTCAGCTCAGGCAACTACGACAACGAGCTGATGCGAGCCACCTATGGCGACCCTGACTATCAATCAAACAGTGGCTACGAGGCCGACTTCTGGGTCAACAAATGGGGCGGTCCAAACGGTGTGGATGCCTCGGTTCGGATCCTAGGTAGTCCAAACAAAACTCCGAAGTTCGCCGTCAAACCCGACGGGCCTAATTCCTCATTTGTCACCGTGGTTAAGGTCGCCGTCGACGACGTGTTCAGAGATCGACGAAATGCCCGGTTTGCTTCGACACTTCCGCTTTCAATGGCTTCGCCGGTCAATGCAAACGCTGATTATCTGACGTCCATCAAGTTTGACTGGGAAGGTAACACCTACATTTTCGCGATACCCTATGTCGCCCGTAACCTTTTAAACGGCGGACCAGGCTGCGGCCCATTCTTCCACAAGATCCCGAAGAGCGCCTGGTTGTGGAACCTGCTGCAATGGCGCCTCGATTCTTGGACGCAGTCGCCGTGCTTGTGCACGCAGAACTTCGCCCCGGGCCTGCCTGCATTCTTTGGCACCGGGTACGAGCCCGACTTCGACCTCGATGCCTGGTATTTGGACCAGGCTGGCTATGATCTTCTGAGCGGCTACGGCGTACAATGCTTCCGCGGCGAGGACAGCTTCTCGACCGAGTATTTCTTTGTGCCGCCTGAGAACTTGCAGACCTGGTGCCGGAAGTTCGGCTTCACGTCGGGCAACTGGCAGACCGAGAACGGGCAGCCGACCGAGTTCCCTGCGGTGGTTGCGACCCGAGTCAAAGACTACCGGAGCTACTCGCAACGAGAGACGCAGAAGGTCATCTCCTACTTCGACGCAACGGCCAACGCTCAGGAATACATGACCCTGAGCTTCGTTGATCTTAAGGGAATTTGACCCCTGTTTGACCCCTGTAAACATTGGGTTTTCTCTCAAATCTACAGAAAAACAGTTTTCTCTGTAGACGAAAGGCTGGGCATCGCCCATCTTGATCACGTCGAAGGTAACAAAAACAGCAAACCAAAGCAAAACATGAGCAACATCATCACCGTCCAACTTCCGACCGAGACCTCCTACTGGGGCAGCACCGCCACCGAGGCTGACGTCTACCGCATCATCGGCAACTTGGAGATGATGATCCGAAGCCAATTCCCTGACGTCGACATCGACTTCCAGCATATGCAGGAGCCTCGAGGCCGCGGAATCTTTGGAGACGACGAGTCGATGATGGATTCGATCTACCAATTCATCCAGGACAACTGGACCGCCGCCCTCTGACAACCTTAGCCCCGGGTGGGGCCTAAACCACCCCCAGGGGCGCGACTGGTCAACGCGCAAACCACAGCAACACCACAGCAATGCACAGCAATGAACCTCAACAGCTTAATCTCAGCCCTGATGATCGTAGAAAGCAGCAACAACGACCTGGCCATCGGTGACCAAGGCCGGGCCATTGGATGCCTCCAGATTCACAAGGCCGTTGTCCTGGACGTCAACCGATTCACCGGCAGCCATTACCGGCACCAGGACATGACCAACCGGGTGGCAGCCCGAGCAGTCTGCCAGGCCTACCTGACCCACTACGGCCGCGGCGCCACCACCGAGCAGTTAGCCAGGAGATGGAATGGGGGCCCGACTGGGGACCGCAAGCCGGCGACGGTGGCTTACTGGCGCCGGATACAGAAGGTGATCAAATGATTTTCCGAGGCTTGGCTAGGCGCGGCACGGCGTGGCAGTGCCCGGCCCGGCTGGGCAAGGCGTGGAGGGGCGAGGCAATACGTCACCTGGTACGGCAACCAGGACAATTTTTCAGGGCAGGGCCCGGCCGGGCAAGGCGTGGCGGGGCGTGGCCGGGCGTGGCTAGGCAAAACGCCTGCCGGTGAGCGGTATCACCGGACACTTTCGGTAAACAAAAACAAGGCAACCAAAGCAAAACAACATGAAGCAGATCAAAGTCAAACTCACCGGGCTGCGGCCCCTCATCATGCACAACGGCGACATGGTGGATCACAAAAACCCTTATGTCGTGGCGATCAAACGGATCACCGTCAAGGGCAGCAAAAACATGACACCAAGCGATCATGACGAACGCGACCGCCTCGAATGGGAGGCCGGCCTTTACTGGTCAGACATCGAGAACGGCATGGTCCTTCCGTGCGACAACATCGAGAAGTGCCTCAAGGACGGCGCTAAGAAGGCGCGACTCGGCAAAAAGTTTGACGCCGCGGTGCTGCTATCCGAGGCAGAGGTGGTCATTCACCATCGCAAGATGGGCCAGACCAAGGAGCAGATTTACTCCGACCCGGCTTTCACACTGCGAAAGCGCGTCGACCTCGGAATCATTCGAGTCCGGCCGATGGTTCCTTCCGGTTGGTGGGCTACCTGCACCATCGAGTTTGACGAATCGGTTGTCTCAAAGGAGCAAGTGATCGACGCATCACGCGAGGCTGGCGGATTGGTCGGCCTGGGCGACTGGAGACCGAAGTTCGGCAGGTTCACTGTCGAGGTGGTTTGATTTTCTCAAGGCTCGGCCTGGTTTGGCGCGGCAAGCCTAGGCTCGGCGCGGCGCGGCACGGCACGGCAAGGCAACACGCGACCCGGCGCGGTATCCGGGACAATTTTTTAGGGCGGGGCGTGGCACGGTGAGGCAAGGCCGGGCCAGGCGCGGCGCGGCGAGGCAACACGTCACTGGGTACGGTAACCCAGACAATTTTTCAGGGATCGGTATGGCGGGGCGCGGCAAGGCGTGGCTTGGTACGGCAGAGCAAGGCAACAACGCTTTCCGGTGTGCGGTAACACCGGGCAACTTTCACAACATGGAAACACAAGACATGATCAACGAAGAAGAGGTCCGGCGCCTTCCGCTCTGGAAGGACTGGATCGAACGCAACGAGCACCGGCTGGCCTACGGCCTGACCGTGACCACCGAGGAAATGGAAGCAGCCCTGGAGGAGAAGATCGGAACCGTGGAATTCAATATGGCAATCCTTAACATTCGGATAGTGCTGCGGCACCGAGGAATGAACTTCAGCCAGCGGGGCTTCCGCGGGGCTGGCTTCCATATCGCGCCTCCCAACACCAACGCCGAGGAAATGGAGCGCATGAACCGCGTGGCAGTAAACAGCCTCACGGCCTCGGTGATCCTGGGCACCAAGACGAACCTCAACCTGCTGTCGGAATGTGAAAGGAAGAGGCACGAAGCCGTCACCGAGAAGATGGCGCATCGTGTAGCCCTCCTGGGCAGAACATCATCCAGTCTCGGCCAGGAGATCTCGAAACAGCTCACCCAATGACCAAACCAAAGACCATCAACGTGACACCAACCACCCACCAAAAACTGCGAGCCTACTGCATTGCCAACGGCCTCAAGATCCAGGCGGTGGCCGACCATGCTATCCTGGCCTGGCTAAAGAAAGCCTCCCGATGAAACGGATCTTGGCCATTGACCCAGGCCTATCTGGCGGCCTGGCGCACTACGCAGCAAACCGAGTCACCCTGGAGCCCATGCCGACGACCGACAGGGACATCCGAGATGTCCTGGTCAACTTCCTGAGCCAGTCGGATGTCTGCTACATCGAGAAGGTCGGCGGATACATCGGAGGCAAAGGGGCACCCGGCAGCGCCATGTTCCAATTCGGTCGCAATGTCGGCTTCCTGCATGGCCTCATCGCCAGCATGAACACCAGGTGCATCGAGGTGACACCACAGCGCTGGCAGCGGACTTTGGGTGCAGGAACCAGCAAGACGCATGGAACGCGCTGGAAGGGCCATCTGAAGGGCTTGGCGCAGCAACGGCAGCCTTCACTCCACATCACGCTCAAGACGGCCGATGCGGTGCTTCTGTTGGAGCACGCTCTAATTACGGAGGGCGTCAAGTGAGCGCACCAATCAACGACGGAGGACCGGCGTTTCCATGCGTCTATTACAGTGAGCCAATCGGAAGTATCGGTCCGCAATTTACGATCAAAGGAGGCATGACCCTGCGCGACTACTTCGCGGCGGCGGCGTTGCCAGTAGCGTGGAAAGTATACGAGTCTTGGGATGTTAATGCTATTTCCAAAGCCACCTATCAACTAGCCGACGCAATGCTCAAAGCGAGGGAATCGAAATGAAAAACAACCTTCCTCTTATTATATCACTAGTTGCTGCGGTTATAATCGGTTGCTTTGCTTTAATAAAGCAAATTGGTTTTGTTGGAGGAATCGATAAAGTACAACAAGAAGCCGTCATCAAAGGCCATGCCGAGTGGGTGGCTGACACAAATGGTAAACCGCAATTCAAATGGAAGGAGTGCAAATGAGCGATCATATTCCTGACCCCACGAAAATGATCAGTGATACCCCGAGGATGGATGAACAAATCAACGGCAAGCCATGCACTCGGTTTGAAATACTAGCTGGTGATTCGCTGCGTAATGCCGCAGTTCCATCGGAGTTCGCTCGCACCATTGAACGCGAACTCAACGCAGCAAACGACCGCATCAAGCGGCTGGAGGAGGATCTAATGGACGCGAAGAACCAGTACGCAGTGTTGGTTGCGGACGTTGCGTTGTACGAGGACAGAGGGGAGCGCATCAAGCGGTTGGAGGAGGCTGGAGATGAGATGGAAAAATACTGCCGTGATTATTACTCCAGCAACAGATGGAACAAAGCCAAGGAGGCAAAGCTGTGAGTGATACACCGAGGATGGACCTTGCGCTTCGTAAGGCACAGGAAGATTGCACTGAATCATATCTATTAACTGAAGGCCTGAAACTTGAACGCGAACTCAACGCGGCCAATGAGCGCATCAAGAACTTGGAATCTGCGCTTTGTACCGTCCAAAACATCGACAAGGTGAACGCCTATCAGGATCTTGAGAGTGCCAATGAGCGGATCAAGCGGCTGGAGGAGGCTGGTGATGAAGCGATTTACAAAACGAACCTGTTCGACCGAGAGTTGCATTGGAACAAAGCCAAGGAGGCCAATCCGTGAAACCCGCACCAGATAAATGCCCATTCTGCGAATCGCCGATCATGGTTCATGGCGGAAACCTACTGAGGTCGGATAACTGCGGATTCGCTACCTACGAATGCCGTACCGTTTACGATGTCGAACTGGCTGACAATCAATGGAAACGTGCAGAGCAATCTATGGCATGTCGGACTCGTGAAAATCAACTGCTTATGAAGCAGCGGGATGAAGTGCGTGAGCGTATCAAGCGGCTAGAGGAGTCGGGGGATATGCTATCCGTTGCTGCCGCCTTTATTGGGTGGCACATAGAGATTGAGAAATGGCGCAAAGCCAAGGAGGCAAAGCCGTGAGCGTAGAACAACGAATCTTGGACCTGCCGGCTTTTGCCGATTACAACGACCGCCGCCAACTCCGCGCAATCGCCCTCGATGTCCGCAAGCTGGAGGATCGGGTGAAACAACTGGAGCAGGAGAACGACGCAATGCGAGCGGATCTGCTGCTGTGGAGGGAGTCCAAATGAGAGACTGCGCCTTCATATACGTCAACAAAACCAACGGCATTGTTCGCGTAGAGAGTCTGGATACAGCCAAGCGCATCGATGGCAATCCAGAATGGAAACACGTTGCGACAATCAACCCTCACGTTGTGCTGGAGAGCATCTTGAGAGCGACGATCAAAGAGCGAAATCAGATCATCAAACACCTACTGACATGAAACACCTGCACGAACTACCTGAAGACGACCGGCTGCGAAATGTGGCGCTCAAGGACATCGACGTCCGTATCCGCTGCCGTCACACCAAGACGACCCGCGATCCGCGCACTTGGAAGATCAAGGGCGACACCTACAACCGCCTCGGCGACAACTGGAAGATCAACTTCGACTTCATCATCCAATGAGAGACTTTGATGTAGCCTCAACGATGATCGAATACGGCGGGTCATTCGTTCGCAAACTCGGTGCCGCGGCGCTGGTGGCCGATCCAGAGAACCTGGGGAAGATCAAGGCCACCTGGCCCGACTACTGGTCGCAGTACGACCGCATGGCAAAACAGCTTTCGGAGGTTGAAAAGCAATCCTCCAAGTAAACAACAACAACAACACAACACAGCAACAACATGGGAATCACAGTATCAACGAAACAAACAGGCGGCACCTTCACACCGTGCCCAGAGTACACCGGCCGCGCGGTGTGCGTCGACATCACGCCGCTAAAGACCTATGAGACCGAGTATGGGCCCAAGCAAAAGTTCAAGATCGCGTTCGAGCTGGACATGATCGACAAGACGCGCAACCCGGTGCAGCCCTGGGTGGTCATGACGGCGCCGATGACCGCCAGCCTGCATGAGAAGGCCGGCCTGACCAAGTTCCTCAAGGACTGGCATGGTCGGGCACTTACCGCTGAGGAGACCACCAGCCTCGACCTGGACAGCCTCATCGGCCGACCGGCTACCGTGGTGATCGTCCATGAGCAGAGCCAGGACGGCACCAAGACGTTCTCGAACATCAAGCTGATCATGGCTCACAAGAACGGCGAGCCGCTCAAGCCCTCGGGCCTGTGGGTACGGATGGAAGACAGGCCGCCGAAGGATGACGACCAGGTGAAGACGGTGGTGCCGGCTACCGCGGCGCCGGTCAAGATCTCGGATGTGAAGGTGCACGTCGGCAAGTTCAAGGGCGTGCCGATCTCCGAGCTGACCGACGACGCTGTGCGAGGCCTGAGTGAGCACTGGTTACCAAAGGCTAAGGTCAGCGCCGGAAAGAGCCCCGAGGACATTTTTTTGATCGCCGCGGTGACCAAGCGCTTGCAGGAGATCGAGGCTAAAGATCAACCCAACTTCGACGACGTGCCCTTCTAATGAAACCGAGGAAGCCCTACGTTAAACTGGTCGACAAAGTTCCCGAAGTGGTTCGGATGCGCTCCGAAGGCAAGACCCTCGAGGAGATCGGGAAGCACTTTAACCTGTCTCGCCAGCGCATTAAACAGATCGAGCAGTCGGCCGAGATGCACGAGGAGATCCTGCGCCAATGGGGATTCCCGTTTACGGTCAGGACGTTTAATACCCTTGAGCGCCTGTGCGTTAAGAGCCGCGACGAGGCCTTGCAACTCTACAACACCGGCCACCTTCGACCAGGAGCTGTCCGCGGATTCGGTTGGGTAAGCTACTTCGAGATCTGTGAATGGCTTGAAGTACCGACCACCCGGGAGCCAATCAACTTCCTCGTCTGCCCCCATTGCGGCAAAAAGATCTAACCACCTTCCGGCAGCCTGTTGCTGTCGGGGACTCGTAGTGCCGGGGGCGCGCATCGGCCGACAAACGCGCAACAACTCTCAACAACTCTGACAAATGCCAGCCAATCCAAACATCTACTTCGACATTGAGACCGGGCCTCTACCGCTCGAGCAGCTCAACATCCCAGCCTTTAACCCAGCCGACGTGAAGCTCGGCAACATCAAGAACCCTGATCTTATCGCCGAGAAGCTACAGAAGGCCGAGGAGAGCCACACGGCCGACTACATCCGCAATGCCGCCCTGGACGCACTATCGGGCCAGGTGCTGTGCATTGGCTACCGGGTCGATCACCAGGAGCAAAACATCCTGTGCGCCGATGCCGACGGCGAGGCCCACCTGCTGCGACAATGGTGGGCGCTGCTCAACTACTACGAGCGCCAGCCCCAGCTCATCGGATTCAACATCAAGGCCTTCGATTTGCCCTTCCTCATCAAACGCTCCTGGCGCCACAAGATCATGCCGCCCTACTGGCTAAGGAACGGCCGGTACTGGTCGGAGCTGGTGGTCGATCTGCGCGAGGTTTGGCAGCTCGGGGACAACCGGGCCCATGGAAGCCTTGCGTCGATCAGTCGGCACCTGGGACTCGGTGAGAAGAGCGGCAGCGGCGCTGACTTTAGCCTACTGTGGAACACCGACCGACAGGCGGCCATCAGCTACTGCCTTCAGGACGTGAAGCTCACCCAGGCTGTGGCCGACATCCTGATGCCGGCTTACTGAGGGCTGGACATCGAGCAGGAGAGCAGATAAGGAAGACCCGTCAACGTGAGCTGTGAGAGGTGAGCGTTGAACCTTCAGAGAAACCATGATCAATCAATTTTCCCCCGTCCGTATCGTGAACGTCGCGTTGTTTCTCCGCGATTCCTCACCGCGATGCGTGACGGGGTTTTCTGTTTGAACCATGACCTATTCCGAAAAACTCCAAGATCCGCAGTGGCAGAAGATGCGCCTGAAAATCATGTCCAGAGACGGCTTTCAGTGCGTAAAGTGCTCATCGAAGACCAACACGCTGACGGTTCACCACTTTTACTACATCTCAGGAAGGCAACCTTGGGAATACCCCATCTCATCAATGTACACACTCTGCCGGCAGTGTCACACCGAGGGGCATGATGAATCGTACTCAAGAATGACGTACTTTGATTCCTGGGAACACTCAGCAATGATTGAGATTCAAAGGCAGATCAAAATGCAACAAGAAGAAGAAGAGTGCGACGAAGGGTGTTTGTATTCCATCGCAAAGGCGTCCGAGAACGCAAATCTGGACACAATGGAAGCAGTCAATTTGATCAAGGAAGCCGCTGACAGCGGCATCATGACAAATGGCTGGTTCTTGTTGCTAAGATGCCAAATTGACGCCTTGGACTTTCAAAAGGAAAACGACCTATGAGAATCCGCACGATCAAGCCGGAGTTCTTCCATCATGAGGGACTGTTCGAGGCCGAGCTGGAAACCAAGCTACCGCTCCGCGTGGCCTTTGCTGGCCTCTGGTGCATTGCTGACCGGGAAGGCCGTTTTAAGTGGGAGCCCAGGCGCATCGGTGTGCAGGTGCTGCCCTACGATGGCGTCGACTTTTCACGCGTGCTCGACGCGTTGGCCACGCGTGCTTTCGTTCTCAAGTATCGCGTGGGTGACGCGTGCTTTGGGTTTATCCCCAGCTTCCTAAAGCACCAGGTGATCAACAACCGGGAATCGGAATCAGTTCTACCGGATCCAGAGGGAAACATTCAGGAAACGCCAATAAACACCGAGGAAATTGACGCGTGCCCCACGCGTGCCCCACGCGACGACCACGCGGGTCAAGGGGAAGGGAAGGGAAGGGAAGGGAATGGAAAGGAAGGAGTTTCGCAGAAAGCCTTGAGTCCTGACCTTGAAGCCTTTCGCCTACGAGTCGGTGCAATGATCCGCCGTCGACCCAGCACCCAGTGGAGTGCGAAAGAGATCAAGGCCTTGAAAGAGATCTTCGACTTTAACACTCCAGAGGAAGACTTGGTTGCCCTAGAGGCACGGTACCAGTCGGACGACAAATACCTTCGACGTGAGCTGATGACCCTGTTGAACAACTGGAACGGAGAGATCGACAAGTCTCGAAGCACCTCCCCCTCTGGGAACAATGGCACCGGCGCGTACAGCACCAACATCGAGGACTACCAATGAGCGACCCCTACTTTGCCGAGGACGACGAGTTCGGCCTCCTGGGCGCCTGCCTATCCGGTGGATCCGATGTTTGCCACGAGGTATTCGCCAAGATCCCCACCGAGGCCCTCCAGGACAGCGATCTGTACCATGTGTTCGAAATCATCAAAGGCCTCGTTGCCAAGAGCGATCCGGTCAACATGACCACCGTGGTCAAGGAGTGGAAGCGCTCCATGGGCCAAACTCCGGTGCCTTTCGAGGCTCTGAACAAGTGCGACGAGATGTGCCCCAGCCCGTCCAACCATCCCGAGTTCTCCAAGGCTGTCCTCGAGGCCCATCACCGCCGGCAGTTACGTTTCGCCGGTGACCGTCTTATTCGCGATTCCGCTGTCTCCACCCTGTCTGTGGATCAAATCGTCGCCAATGCCGAAGCAGGGCTCACCGTTGAGGCATCCAAGGAAGAGGTGCAACCCTGCAAGTCGGTAGTCAGTCGGTTCATCGACTCTACCCAGGAGCGATTTGCCAGGAAGGGCCACCTGTCCGGCATCACCTCCGGCTTCCGGCGCCTGGACGCAATGACCGACGGATTCCAGTTCGGCGAGCTGGCCATCATTGCGGCCAGGCCAAGCATCGGAAAGACCGCCATCGCCATCGCAATAGCCCGGGCAGCAGCCATCGACCACCGGGTGCCGACCCTGTTTATATCGCTGGAAATGTCCGACGAGTCTATCGTTCGGAGAATGGTCTCTACCGTAGGATCCATTCCGATGCAGGACATCAAGACCGGCGACCTGGATGAAGGCGGAATGAAGGCCATGGCCAGTGCCTCCGCTAAGGTGGCCGGCAGCCCGATCTACTTCGTGTCCGGTTCAGGTGTGTCCGGCATCGCCACCATCACCGCTGTGATCCGTCGGGCTGTCCGTAAATGGGGCGTCAAGCTCGTCATGGTCGACTACCTCCAGAAGATTCACGGCAGCAAGGCGGCCGAAAAGAAGACCTATGAGATCGCCGAGGTCTCCGGTCGACTCAAGGCCATTGCTTCCGACACCAAGACCGCGGTGGTCGCCCTGGCCCAGCTCAACCGGGAGAACGAAAAGGACAAAGGCCGGGTGCCTCGCCTCACCGACTTGGCCGACTCTGGGCAGATTGAAAGGGACGCCGACCTGGTGCTGCTACTCAACCGGGAGCGCAACCAACCCAACGGCGAGGCCATCATCGCTGTCGCCAAACAACGCGACGGCGAGTGCGGCCTCGTGCCTCTGTGGTACGAAGGCCAGTTCTGCCGGTTCACCGACCCATCGCCCAGCTTCTAACAATGAAAATACCCTACGACCTCGACCGAGTTAAACTCCTGCACGAAGCCCCCAACCTCGTTGCCCTGGCAATCAAGCGTGGCTGGATGTCCTACCCTCGCAGCGTCAAGCTCAGTGCCTTAGGCACGCCCATGGTGGTGATTGATGAGGAGGACGACTACGAGATCACTGCGACCGCCCAGGATGCAGATATCTGTCGCAAGGCCTACGACCTACGGGAGCGTGACCTAAGCCTCGACGATGTGGCCAAGGCGTGCGGTGTTGCCCGTGGTTCGGTGGCTTACATCATAGCGAAAGGTCATGAGATGTATTTAAGGCAGCAAAGGATAGAGCATAGTACAATAGACACCTCTGTTAAAACTGCAAATATGTAAGGAATCTTTTGCCATATCTCCAATAACAGGTGAACGCGAGACCCCTATCAATTTCTGCGAGTAATGCTGTCATCAAATAATTTATGCCTAACCAAATACAATTCCTCGTCGACCAGTTCGGCCTGGCCAACACCGCCTGGTTTATCCGGCTGATGAAAAGCGGCACCACTCCAGAGCAGATCGTCGGTTCCCTGGTGCCCAGCAACTACGACAGCCGGCGCGACGGTGTGTTCCGAGCCCTCCAATTTGCAGGCAACCTGCCCGACTCGATGATGCCACAGGAGATCAAGGACGCCTTACAACCATGACACAAAAGGAATACGGCGACCGCATCGGTATAAGCCAGCCGCGGGTCGCACAGCTTATATCTCAGGGGATGCCCATGGACTCGCCCGAGTCGGCCGACCTCTGGCGATCTCAACACGTTAGGTCACGAGCCAAGTCTATTCCTAAACAGAAGATCACACCGGACCCCACCGCAATCGAACAGGAAGGCCCCTACAGGCCTATTGAAGCAGAGACCCCTCTCAACACCGCAACAGCAGCCACCGACTCGCCTGAAGGCGCTTACGAAAGGCAGCGGCAAATCGAGCGTGCAGCCTATGACCTGGCGGTCGATGCCCTCCGCGGTGGTCGAGCCGACGCCGGCCGGCTGGTGGCCATCCATGCCGCGGCAGCCAAGAACCTCACAAGCGCCAGGGACGAGGTGATCACCCAGGCCGAGAAGGAGCGCCGCCTGGTCTCTGGCGACTGGGTGCGCCGGGTGATGCAGGAGCATGACGGCGCCGTGGCCTCGCTGATCAAGGCCATGCCGAAACAACTCTCCGGCCGTATTGCACCGCATGACCCCGAGCACGCCGAGCGCGAGCTGACCCGGTGGGTCCAGGAGGTGGCGCTCAAGACATTACACAACACCGACCCATGGAAAACCTGACCGACCTCCAGCGCTCCCTCCTGGACTACCGCCGCAACCTCTACCGGCCGACACCGATGCAGACCGTGGTCGACTGGGCCGAGGCATCGCTCCGGCTCACCCAACGGCAGACCGAGCACCCTGGGCCCTTCTCGACCTCGGTTCGACCGTATACCCGCGAGCCCATGGAGGCCTGGAAAGACCCCACGGTCTATGAGGTGACCCTTTGCTGGGGAAGCCAAACCAGCAAAACGACCACCCTGATGGCCGGCCTGGCCTGGCTAATCGCCAACGAGCCGAGCCCGGCCTTGTGGCTGATGCCCACCGAGAGCCTCGCCAGGTCATTCTCGAAGAGCCGCTGGCTGCCCATGCTCGAGGACAGCCCGGCCATGCTCGAATGTTACCCGGCCGAGGCTGACAAGATCACCAACCTCGAGCAGAACTTCACCAGGTCGACCCTGACTTTCGTAGGATCCAACAGCCCGGCCAACCTAGCCAGCCGCCCGGTTCGGGTGCTCATCGCCGATGAGGTGGACAAGTTCGCCGAGGCTACTGCCCGGGAGGCCGACGCCCTGGACCTGGCCGAGCAGAGACTTAAGAGCTTTAGCAGCTCCAAGGCCTTTATGACCAGCACACCGACGGTGGTCGAAGGCCGGATCTGGCAGCGCTTCCTCCGCGGTGACCAGCGCCGCTACTACCTGCCGTGCCCCCACTGCCGGGAGTACATCAAGCTCGAATGGCGCCAGGTTACCTGGGACGACGCCAAGGCCGAGGACGGCAAACACGACCTAGGCAAGATCCGATCCTCGGCCCATTACGTCTGCCAGTTGTGCCAGGGCAAAATCACCGACTCTCACAAGGTGGCAGCTCTCCGACATGGCCAATGGCGCCCTGAGAATCCCAACGCCATGCCTGGTGTGCGTTCCTACCACCTAAGCAGCCTCTACAGCCCCGACCGTAAGTGCACCTGGGGCTATCTGGCGGTCTCATTCTTGGAAGCCAAGGCATCTATGGCCGGCCTCCAGGGCTTCATCAACGGCAACCTGGCCGAGCCTTGGGAGCAGCAGGATGTTCAGCAGGAGCGCACCGAGACCGCGGCCACCGTGACCGTCGATGGCGGCCGCCGCTATCTGACCGCCGACGTCCAGGCCGTGGCGCCGTTCTTGTGGTGGGTGTGTAGGGAATGGAAAGACGGCAACTCTACCCTGATTGCTGCCGGCCATGCCGACGACTTCGCAGCCCTTCGCCGGGTCCAGGTGGCCCTCGAGGTCCATGACATGGATGTCGGCATCGACTCAGGCTTTAACACCCAGACGGTTTACGATGCCTGTGCCTCCTATTCCTCGGTGACATCCAACCCGATCAACTTCCCTTGTGGCCTTCGATACCCACCGGAAGGCGGCCTCCGCAAGCCGATGGTGATCGGCTGGATGCCACTCAAAGGCCGGGAGACCGGCGCGCGGTTCACGGCAGCCACCGGGGCGGTGCACCCTTTCGGGTTGTCGACATCATCCTCGATGAGGACCGACGTGGTGCAGCCCCTCCTGGTGTTCGACACCGAGCACCTCCGAGATATGCTCTCCAGGCTAAGGAAGGGCGACATCGACCGAGAATGGGGCGTGCACCAGGATCCGCCTAGCGTCCAGGCCGAAGGAGCCTATATCGCCGAGCCTGACCTTTACTGGCGCCACCTGGACTCTCACGTCCTACGCCCCCAGGCCAATCGAGCCGGCCGCATCAAGCACGTCTGGGTTAAGAGGAACCAAAAGTGGCCCGACCATCTGCACGACTGTGAAATCATGCAGCTCGCCATGGTGATGCTCTGGAATGATCTGGTGACGTCAAGCGAGTCAATAGCCAGCTAACCTATTGAAGTCACCCTTGGATCGGTGAAGATCCGGCCCGAGGTGTTCACTTTTACGGTAGCAATTAAGAGGGCCTATCTCCGCAGTGTCTATGCGACACTGGGCGGTGTGACGCTCCTGGCTGCTTTGGCTGCTAAGTCCATCGCCGCGGCCACAGTGATCGAATCCGGCCAGGTTGTCCGGTCGACATCATCCTCCGATGTGTCGGTCGAGTTCGCTGAGCCCGGCAAAGGTGCACCCACACCTTCTGAGATGGTCGAGATGTGGGAAAGCCTGGTCGACGATTATGACCTGGCTGTCTATTACCTCGAGCAGGACGGCAACCTTACGCCCACCGACGCCCAGATCTACACCAAGATGGTGGCCGTGGTTCTGGTTGCAGCCACCAGTTTCGGCGGCGACTTCTCCAACTTCCGCCGTGAGGCGAGCTATCGAGGCATGAGCTGATGGGATTCCTCGACACCATCCTGAGCAAGTTCCGGTCGGCACCTGTCGACCGCTACGAGGGCGCGTCCAACTCGATCCGCCGGTCCTTCCTGGACACCAGCTACACCTCGGTGCGGTTCGATGTGACTGCCTCTACCCGGCAGCAGATCGTGCGAAAGTCCCGATTCTTCGAGCAGAACAACGCGGTGATGAATCGCCTGGGCGACCTGTTCGAGAATTACACCGTCGGCAGCAACTTCTCGGTGCAGCCGGCTTCCTCGAATCCCGACTGGAATCTCCGAGCTAAGAAATGGTGGGACACCTGGAGCCGCTACCCTGACATCGGATCCCGGCAATCTTTCGGCACCCTGATGTCGCTGGCAGCCCGTGGCTGGTTTTATGACGGGGAATCCTTTATCCTCCTGACCAAGGGCGAGACCGGCCGGCCCCGCCTGCAGCTAATCGAGCCGCAGCAGGTCTCCACTCCCGCTGGCCAGGAGGGCCTTCCCGATGTGTTCGACGGTGTGCGGTTCGACCCCAAGACGGGTCGGGCCATCTCCTTCTATTGCGGCCAGGAGCAGCAGCAGGGACAACTTACCGACATCCGGTCGATCTCATCCGACTCGGTGGTCCACATCTACGAGGCCCAACGTGCCGGCCAGCTCCGCGGCCTGCCTTTTGTTGCCTGCGTCATCAACGACCTGCACGACCTGGACGATCTCCAGAAGCTCGAGATGGAATCCTGCAAGCTCGCCTCCAGCGTGGCCCAGGTCATTAAGACGAGCTCCGGCGAGGTCCAGGCAACCAGCCTCCGATCCGGTGTTGCTGGTTCCCAGGGGACCGCTCAGAACTACTACGAAAACATTTTCGGCGCCTCGGTCAAGGTTATGAAGACTGGCGACGAGTTCGAGCAGTTCAGCGCTGACCGCCCAAATGTAAATATGCGCGAGTACTGGCGCAGCCTCACCGAGAAGGTGTGCGCCGGCGTCGGTATTCCTTACGTCCTGGTATTCCCAGAGTCGATGCAGGGCACCGTCTACCGGGGCTCACTCGATATGTCTTCGGTGTGGTTCCGCAGCCGGCACCAGGTGATGGCCTCGGCCGCCCGACGTATCTGGGAGTATGTGATGGAATACGCCATCCGCACCGATCCGACTCTCAGAGACAGCCCTGACGACTGGTACGAGGTGGCCATCCAGGCACCCCGGGCCCCTAACGTCGACGTCGGTCGTAACTCAGCCGCACAGCTAAACGAGCTTGGTGCTGGCATTACGACCTACGATGAGATCTACGGCGCCCGAGGCATCGACTGGCGATCCGCCCTGGAGGCCAAGGCCCAACAAGCCCGGTACATCCAAGACCTGGCAGTCAAGTACGGCCTCGATGTCTCACAGATCTCGACCGCTCAAAAGCAGCCGATAGCACCGGAGCCGGCCGCGGCCGCTCTCGAGCAGCCTCCTTCCGAAGAAATGCCCGAGCCGATCCCGGCCGAGCCCATCGAAGAGGTGGTTGCAGTGCTCGAGCCTAAGAAGCGGAAAACCAGAGCCAAGAAAACCGAATGACTAAAGTAACCAACTGGCTTTCCTACAGCCCCCGAGCCTCGGTCCATGAACCGGCGGTGCTCCAGATATTCGACCAGATCGGCGAGGACTGGTTCGGTGGTTCAGGCATTTCTGCTAAGGCATTCTCCGATGCTCTCCAGTCTGTAGGCCCCGGCCCCCTGGTGGTCGAGATCAACAGCCCTGGCGGTAACGTCTGGGACGGCCTAGCGATCTACAATATGCTGCGAGGCCGGCAGGCGCCGGTGACAACCCGGGTGGTCGGTA